TATTTGGTCCAATTGCTGATAGTACTGATGGACTAATCAAAAAAGTTCAAGTTGATTATTATACCGATACAAATACTAAAAATGCATCAAGACAATTGAGATATACTGCTACTCCAAGAGCAATTAAGGATTATAATAATGATAATACAACGACACTCGCTCAAAATATTGACGATAAGGTGACTGCATTTAATGTTTCAAGTGCAGTCTCATTAGTTAATGATTCTTATATTATGATTGGTAATGAAGAAATGTATATTAAAAATATTTCTGGAAATATTCTTACTGTATTAAGAGGGCAAGATGGTACAATGATTGAATCGCACAATGAAGGAGATTCAATTGATGCAATTACAGTTGAAGATAATGAATTAGTTGAAATGGATGATGATTTTGGATTTAGTGAATCTCGTTTTGATTTTGGTGATGGTAAGATTTATAGCACAACAAAAGGGATTGACGTATCATTATGAAAAGCAAATTCGAAAACATAGATGAAGCATTAGAAATAGAAGCAACTTCTGTATCGAAAGAGATTTTAAAAAAATCAAAAGAAGCAATAGCAAAACCAACTTTTGGGGAAGAAAGTGATAAGGATTATGAATATACAAGAGGAAATTTATATTCATTAATTGAAAAAGGACAAGAAGCAATTGATAGTATTATGGATTTAGCACAACAAAGTGATAGTCCAAGAGCATATGAAGTAGCAGGTCAGTTGATTAAAAATGTTGGTGATGTGACTGATAAGTTGATTGATTTACAACACAAAATGAAGAAACTCAAAGAAGAAGATACAAGAGGTCCTTCTACTGTTAATAACTCTGTTTTTATTGGTTCCACAGCAGACCTTCAAAAATTATTGAAGCAAGGTTTAATGGATTCTAAATAGTTAAAAAATTTCTAATGAAAACTTTTCAGGAATTTATTTTAGAAGCAAGTTGTAATGGAAGTCCAAAAGGAATGGATTGTCCTACTCATGGAAAGTCAAAGTGCCCTAAAGTAAAACCACACAAAACAGTTGAAGCAATCGCAACAAAACATCGTTTGGATGTTTCTTTTATTGAAAAACAACTCAAGATGGGAATTCCCATCGAACACGAACACACAAAAGATAAAGCATTAGCAACTGATATTGCCCTTCAACATCTTGATGAAATACCAGATTATTATACTCGTCTCAAAAAAATGGAGGCAAGTGCAAAAAAAGAACATAAGAAGTTTAAAGATGTAAAGGAAACAATCACAATTGAAGACGCAAACGGAAATACATTTTTGGAAATTATTGATTTAATTAAACCAGAAAAAATGAAAGGTGTTAGTGAAGAAACTGCATCTGGAGATGAAAGTCTTCATGATTGGTTTTTAAAGTCCAGTGGAACGGACCCCAAAACAGGAAGAAAAGTAAAAGGGTGGCCTCAAATAGGAGGTAAGTTTGCAGGTGCTCCTTGTGCCCGTCAACCAGGACAAACTACAAAACCAAAATGTGGTTCATCAAAAATGGCTGCAAATATGTCCGATGAAGAAGAAGACGCAGCAGCAAGAAGAAAAAGAAGAGAAGATCCAAATCCAGATAGGTCAGGACAAGCAAAAAATGTTAAGACCGAAGAATTTGTAAATGAGGATGCCTGCAAAGAAAAAGTAAAATCTCGTTATAAAATTTGGCCTAGTGCTTATGCTTCTGGGGCATTAGTCAAATGTCGTAAAGTTGGTGCAGCAAATTGGGGAAATAAAACAAAGAAAAGTAATGTAGATGAGGGGTATACACGAATACAGTCTCGTGGGTCTACTTATAGTATTCTGTTAAATTGGAGAGGTAAATATCTTTCAGTTCAAATGTTTTTCACACAATTTGCTAGACCCCCAAAAGATCAAGTTACTTATGAAGTAAGAAAAATATATCCTGGTGCGATTGTATTGTCATTTAATCCATCAGTAAAAGACCCAACAAAACCATTATTATTTACAGGAGATGAAAATGAATCCAGACGACATTGAACTGGAAAATCTTTCTAAAATTTTTGAGTATGAAAGAATTTCTAGGGAAATTGATTCTTGTGACAATATAGAACTTTTAAAAAATATAGCAAAATGCTATGTTAAACTTTATTTTAAACAACAAGAAACAGTTGCAAGTATGGCTATTGGTTTATGATGGATAAACATTATAAGGGCAATCCAAATTTAAAAGCGGAAAACGTCCAAATTGAATTTACTACAGACCAAATTCAAGAATACTTAAAATGCAAAAATGACCCAATTCATTTTGCAAAAAATTATGTAAAGATTGTTTCTTTGGATCACGGATTAGTTCCGTTTGATATGTATGATTTTCAGGAAGAACTGATTACAAATTTTCATCAAAATAGATTTAATATTGCAAAACTTCCTAGACAGACAGGAAAATCAACTACTGTTGTTTCTTATCTTCTTCATTATGCTCTTTTCAATGATAATATAAGAATTGCAGTCCTAGCAAACAAAGCAGAAACAGCAAGAGAACTTTTAGGTAGATTGCAACTGTCTTATGAAAATTTACCAAAGTGGTTGCAACAAGGTGTTGGTTCTTGGAACAAAGGTTCGTTGGAACTTGAAAATGGTTCTAAAATCGTAGCAGCATCTACATCATCTTCTGCTGTTCGAGGAAACTCTTTTAATATCATTTTCTTGGACGAATTTGCGTTCATTCCAAATCATATTGCAGAACAGTTTTTCTCTTCTGTATATCCTACTATTTCTTCAGGTCAAAGTACAAAAGTTATTATCATCTCAACTCCCAATGGGATGAATATGTTTTATAAACTTTGGCACGATGCTGAAAGAGGAAAAAACGGATATGTTCCATTAGAAGTCCATTGGTCTGAAGTTCCTGGTAGGGATGCAGAGTGGAAACGACAAACAATTGCGAATACATCCGAAAGACAATTCACACAAGAGTTTGAGTGTGAGTTTCTGGGGTCTGTTGATACTTTGATTACTCCATCAAAGTTGAGAATGATGGTTTATGATGACCCACTCACAAGAAGCAAAGGAATGGATGTATATGAAGAACCAATCGAAAAGCACACATATTTGATGACGGTGGACGTATCCCGTGGAATGAGTAATGATTACTCTGCGTTTATCGTATTTGATATTAGCCAATTTCCATATAAAGTAGTTGCAAAATATCGAAATAATGAAATTAAACCTATGCTTTTTCCAAATATCATTCACGAAGTTGCAAAGGCATATAATAAAGCATTTGTTCTTGCTGAAGTCAATGATATTGGGGAACAAGTATCAAGTATACTTCATTTTGATTTGGAGTATGATAATATTTTGATGTGTTCGATGAGAGGAAGAGCAGGTCAAATGGTCGGTCAGGGATTTTCTGGAAAGAAGACTCAACTTGGAATTAAAATGTCTAAAACAGTTAAAAAAGTTGGATGTTCTAATTTAAAAACAATTATTGAAGATGATAAATTAGTTATCAAAGATTATGATATCATTAGTGAACTAACTACTTTTATTCAAAAAAGTCAATCCTTTGAAGCAGAAGAAGGATGTAATGATGACCTTGCGATGTGTCTTGTAATTTTTGCTTGGTTAGTCGTTCAAGATTATTTCAAGGAAATGACGGACAATGATGTTCGTAAAAGAATATATGAAGATCAAAAAGACCAAATCGAACAAGATATGGCACCATTTGGTTTTATGTCTGATGGATTGAGTGATGAAACATCATTTGTTGATAATGATGGTGATAGGTGGCATTTAGATGAGTATGGTGATAGATCTTATATGTGGGAATACCAATAATGAGTTTTGAAGAAGAACTTGAATTGGATAATTTATTATTTAAAGAAAGAAAATGTAGAACTTGTAAGATAAAAAAAGATTTATTAAATGATTTTTATTTGACTAGGAAAAATAGAAAGGGTTTTCCTTCTGCTTACTCATATGAATGTAAAGAGTGTACTGTGAATAGAATTATTAATAGTAGAAAAAAACAATCACAAAAATCCATAGATTATCAATATCCAGACTGGTAATTGTTCGTGCATTGTTTCCCCATTTGAAGAATAACAATTTATAAATACTTTTAGGCAAAATGAACTTCTTCACGAGGGGAAACAGATGGCGTTAAATTTAGTATCACCAGGCGTCAGGGTACGAGAAGTTGACTTAACTGTCGGTGGAATTACCGCAGCAAATAATCAAGTTGGAGCTATTGCTGGTCCTTTCCAAAAAGGTCCAGTCGATGTTCCTATTTTAATTGAAACAGAGAATGATTTACTCAACACATTTGGAAAACCAATTTCATCAGACGCACAATA